GGCGAGCCTGCAGCTCCGACAGGTCGGCACAGTCGCCGGCCAGCGCTTCGACCGGATCGAGCATCTCGTCGACCTGCATTTCCCAATCGTCGAGCATCTCGTCGGCGGTGCGGTCGATCGTGTCCGGCTCGCCACTGCGCTCCTGCGACTGGAGCGCCGGCTGCTCATTGTCCGCTGTGGTCGATTTAAGAAGGTCTAAGAACCGCTTCCCCGTCGTTCCGGCTACATCGCCCCCGTTTTGGCCTTCCTCGCCGTTCTGAGGGCTCTGTGGGCGGAGGTCCGTTCCGTCGCCTTTGCCCGCCGGCAGGCCGGCGCGATCGCGCATTTCGTTGCCATCGATCGAGACGCCCAACTTGGTCAGCTCGCGCGCGCTCTCGATCTCTGTCTTCACGTCGCGCGCATCGGGCCTGCCGATCCGCAGCCGCGGGTACTTCGCCCGCGGCCCGCGATTGAGCATGACCAGGATCGGGACCAGCTCGCGATTGAGCGTCGCGGCGAGCAGCTTGGCATCGGCGCGCTCGATTGTCTCGGCGACGTCGCTGTGCGCATTGGCCTGGCCGTCGCCCAGCCCGCCCGCGACCGCATCGGTCGTGCTGGTCTGCCCGAGCACCGCCTTGGACAGCTGGAGATCGAAATACTCGGCATGGCTGCGCCACAGGTCGTTCGGCGCGGTGCCACCCTTGCGATCGATGAACTCGACATTCATCGTCTCGGGGAACGCCGCGGCCGCGTCCGAGCCGAGCTCATAGAGCGCGCGGTGCAGGATCGCCTTGTTTTCCTCGCTTTCGTTCGGCCCGTATTTACCGATCCGCAGCGGGTGCCCGAAAGCCTCGAGGAAAGTGACCCAGTCCTTGATCGCGAAGTTCTTAAACATGTAGCCCCAGGCGGCGATGCGCGCGAGGCCCGAGCGGATCGGCAAGCCGCTCTTCGAGGGATGGATGTGGACGATGAACTTGCCGCCCGGTAGCGGGGTCGGCTCGCCCATGCCGGTCTCTCCGCCGCGCAGGAGCAGGTCGGTGCCGTTCACCCGGTCGAATTCGAACCAACGCGGATCGCGCCACTTGAGCTCGGGCACCCAGGGAACCTGCTTCGTGTTCCAGACCATCTCGACCGAGCTGACGCCCTTGCCGATCGCGTCGAGCAGGTTGAAGATCTCGGTCTCGAGCATGTCCCGATCGAGCCAGTCCTCGACCAGCTTGGCATCGCCTTCGGCTTCCTCGGTCTCGTCGGCGCGCTCGACTTCGATCGGCAGCTGCGAGACCGCGAGCTTCCGGGTCCGCAAGACCGAGAGATAGTGGAGATCCTTCTCCTCCATCTCTTCGGCAAGCTCGAAATAGGCGATCGCGTTGCCGTCTTCGGCCTCGCGCAGGAGGCGACCAAGCTTGGCGGGATCGATCCCCTGCGCCGGATGACCCGACTGGATCGTGCGGACCGAGGCGCGCGTCGGTGCCGCGACCTCGCGCGACAGCAGCGCCGTCTTCAGCGGGCGGCCGTACTGATCGACCAGGGCGGGCGGTTTGCTATCGGGCATCGGCGAGGTCTTTCACTTGGCGGGCGGTCGCTTCGATCTTCGAATTGGTCCAGTTGCGTGCAGCCGGGTGCGGTATCAGGATCTTCCGCTCGAATTCGTGCCCGGACTTGGCGTAGGCGCCCTGCGCGACCTTTCCGCAAACCAGCAGGACGTCGATCGGATCGAGGTGTTCGAGGTTTTCCCTCAGCCAGGCTGGATCGGGCGTGCCATGATCGCTCGCCGATCCGCACAGCTCGCGACAGCTGTTCGTCACGAACAGGTCGGCGTCCTTGCCGGCGATCCGGTAGAGGCGCTTGCCACTGTAATTTTCCGGGTTGATGCGGAAGTGGCGCGGCGCTTCGGCGTAGCCTGCGCCGCTGGTCCGCGCTCGCCAGTCCCACATCGAGTCCAGCACGGCGACAATTTTCGGACGGCGTGCTGCCATCACCAGCCTCCCTTGCCACCGAAGCGATGTCCGCGGCCGTAGCCGGGTAGATCCTCGCGATGGACGAAGCCGGCTTCGCCGCGCTTCGGCCCGCCGCTGAAGCGACCGTCGGCGCCGATCCCGCGGTATTCGTAGAGCGACCCACCCAGGTCGAAGGCCCGCGAGGCGAGCCCGTAGGCCCAGAACTCGTCGGCGTGGACGTCGCCGTCGTTGACGATGCGGATCCCGCCGCTTTCCTCGCTCCCGATCTTCTTGATCGCCATTAGGTCGGCGCGGGTGCGCGGATCGGGCCGAATGCGGATCTTGCGTTCCTCGAACCGGCGCGCGAGGCCGAGCGCGATGTCGACCCGCATCGGTCCGGTCAGCAGAACGCCGACTACGCGGGTCGCGCCGTGCTTCCGGACCAGGTCCTCGACCACCTTTTCGCCCATCCCGGTCTGGTCGACCATCGCCTGGACGATGCGACGCTCCTCGAACATCCGGTCGAAGAACTCGTCCTGGTGTGCAAAGGTCTGCCCGGTCTCGCGATAGCCGTCGCGCTCCCACAGCACGTCGCCGATCAGCTCGAGCACCAGCTGGATCTGGCCGTCGCGCCGTCGCGCCACGTCGCGGCCGAAATAGCACAGCCCGCCCTGGTAGAGTTCGGGTTTGCCGCAATCGTCATGCTCGGCCGCGATGATATCCTCGAGGCTGATCAGCGCACCGCTGCCCTTGGCCGGGATACAATCGAGCTCTTCAGCCGCATCGCTGCCATAGCTGGCGCGGATGTCGGCTTCCCACTCTTCCTTGGTCGGGAGCTCGGTGCCCTTCGTCTTCGAAACCAGTGCGACGCGCTCGTAGAGCCCATCCGCCATTGCGTCGGCGAAGGTGATCTTGATCGGTACGCCCTTGCGCTTGCCGGCGCGGATTTCGTCGAGCAGCACATTGAACTTGTTGGCGACGCCGTCGTGGGTCGAGATCACGACCACCTGACCGCCCCAGATCAGCAATGCCATCGCAGCCTTCAGCACTTCGTCGACGTTCTTGTGGAACGCCGCCTCATCGATGATCACCACGCCCTGCTTACCGCGCAGTGCGCGGGGGACCGAGGGCAGCGCCGTGACACGAAAGCCCGACGCCATCCGGATAGAGAACGCCTTGACGCCCTGTTCATTGCCGTCGTCGTTGACGACAAGGACTTCCTCTTCCTCGAGATCGCCCGCGACCAGGCCGAACGATCGCGCCCACATCGCCACGACCTCGATGAATTCGAGCGCCATGTCCTTGTCGTAGCCCATGTACCAGACGTTCTGCCCGCCACCGCTAACGGCAGTCGCTGCCTTCAGCGCCGCGAAGGCGGCAACGCCCCAGGTGAGCCCGATCCGCCGGCTCTTCTCGATCACGACGAGCGCGGTGCCGGCGAACAGCAGATCGACCGTGCGCTGCTGGTATTTCAGCAGGAGGTCCCCCTGCGGTAGCTGACGGAACGTCGCTTCGGCCTGCTCGCGCTCGGCCGCGCGCGCTTCGGCCGTGACGGGCTGCACGGCAAGCGACGCTGCAGCCGCCGAGGCGATCAGCTTTTTCACGCGTCGCTCCCCAGGACGGCACGCCGGATCTGGTCGACGGTTTCAGGCTGCAGACCGCGATTGCGCGCTTCGGTCGTCGCGCGCTCGGCACTCTCGGCGCGCGCCTTGGCAGCTGCGCGCTCCTCGGCTTTGCCGATGACCTCGAGATCGCTCTTGCGCGCCAAGGTGATCGAGCGGATCGCGTCGGCTGTGTCTTTCGCCTCCTTGGCCGAAAGCTGGACCGGTTGGCCATCCGCGCTCGCCATCATCAGCCGAAGGAGGTGCCCCTGCAGCATTTGCGCATTCGCATCGAGCAGCTCGCTCTGGCTCGAATTGCCGACTTCGCGCGCGAGCGCTTCGGCCATCGCCTGCGTTTCGCGCATCTGCTCGGTGACTTCGGCAAGGCTGCGCACGTGGCGGCCGAGCGCCGACCGGCTGATCTCGGCGTGGCCGAGCTCCTCGAGCTTCTCGAGCAGCTGGTCGATCGTCCAGCCGTGATCGGTCCGAAGGCGATTGATCGTCTCGCGGACCTTCTTGGGCAGCCGGTCGATCGAGGACGGCGTGTTTTTCCGACGAGCCATTTCAGTCCCCCGGCTGCGGCCGTGCGACGCCGGCCACTTCCGCCAGGCCCTTCGCGACATCGATCCCGCGGATCTTCAGGTGCGCGATCGTAGCCGCGCCGTTCTGCTCGAGCTGGACCAGGTCCTGTTCCGCCAGCCAGCCGAGGTGGGTCCGCAGCTGGTCACGCGTGTGCGGCAATCCCATCGCGTCAAGCGCGGGGCTGAGCAGCGCGTCGGCCGCGCGATAGCCGGGCATCGAGCGGAGCAGCTGCAGCACCGCGAGGCGCAGCTGTTCGCCAAGCCCGCGGGCCATGGTTTCGGAGAGGCTCACGAGTTCATCCCCTTGCGCACGATCTCGGCCATGATGCGATCCACCGTGGCCCTGGTGTGCCGCGCATCGGCAGCGGTCGCGGCGATGTGCTCGGCCATCTGCGACTGTCGCGCCGACATATCGGCGTACGCATCACGGATATGTCGGATCTCGTCGCGATTGTCGGCAACCCGCTCGGTCAGCGCGCCGAGATCTTCGAGGCGCTTGGACACGTCTGCCTGGTGGGCCTTGAGATCGTCCGAAAGCGAGCGGACGCTGGTCGCGAGCGCTTCGGTCACCTGGTTCCGCAGGAGGATGGATTTGCTCAGGCTCGACAGTTCCTCGTCGACCCGATCGAGCAGCCCGAGCGCCTTGTCGATCTTCTGGGCTTCGCCGTGCAGCTTCTCCTCGAGGCGATCGACGTCACCGACCGAAGCGACCGAGTTCTCCAGGTGCTCGAGCCGCCCGCCGATCCCGTCGACGTCGCTCCGAAGCCTGCCCACGTCCGTTTGCAGCTTCGCGGTTCCGACAGGGTTCGACGCACCGCCCTTCCAGAACAGCAGGCCGAGTGTGCTGATGATGAAGAGCACGATGACGATTTCGAGGATGTTTCCGAAGTTCACTGGTCACTCCCTGAAGACTTCCCGATCGTTGCGGTCGCCTTGGTAAAGATGGTTCCGACGAAGTCCTTCACGCGGTCGCCGAACAGTTCGAGCAGCGAATAGCCGGAGAAGCCGAGCCCGAACGATACGACGAAGGCGAAGAGCCAGCCGGGTCGGCTCTCGATGATCCAGAGCTCGGCGACGATCAGCATCACGAGCGAGACCAGCAGGAACAGTGGCCAACCGAGCTCGGCCTCCCCGCTGCGCGCGAACGGTCGCGAGCAGAGGATCGCCAACGCGCCGAGCGCACAAGTCACCACCGGCACGGGCAGCGGGCCAAGCTGGACGATGAAAAGGTCACCCAGCCGCGGCGCGGGCTCGACGCTGGCGGTCACGGCAACTGCCGGGATCCAGGCCGCAAGGAACTCGGGGAAGTTGAGACCGCGCATTACGCCTCCACTCCGATATCTCCGTCGATCCGCCGGGTGCCGATCACGAAATTGGTGAGCTGCGCGTTGAGCGCGGCGAGGATCTGTGCCTCGCTCATCCCGGCATAGTTTCCGATCGTGATCGCTTCGGGCGTGACGGCCGAGCGCGCGAGCGACATCGTCGCACCCTCGAGGCCGGAAAGCTTGGTCGCAAGTGACTGGACCGAACCGTCGAGGGTCAGCGCCTCGCCGTCACCAGTGGCAACGTCGTAACCGGTGCCGAACAGCGCCTGCGCGACGCCAGATCCTGTCGAGATCGACGTGCCGGGATTAAGCGTAAGGACCCGCATCTTGGCGTCGTTTACCGCGACGCCGTCCGGGACGTGGCCGCGGACCCGGAACGGCCAGCGCTGCCGCGCCAGGGCCGGCATGTCGGGATCGCTGTCCACCATCGTGACGTTACCCTTGATGCCACCCGCGATCGTGCTGTCGGCCGAGGCGAAGATCTCGGTGTAGCCCGATTGTCCGAACGTTCCGATCAGCTGCAGCGCGGCCGTGCCGGCGGCATTGCGCAGGATCGAACCGCGCTCGACACCGAGATATCCGCCCCGCGCCGAACCGGCCGAGTTGTGGATGAACATCGCGGGGATATCGGCTCCGCTGACCTGCTCGAAGATGCTAGAAACGATGCGCTGACGCTGATAGCTCGAACCGCCCATCCCAACGCAGGACGGTGCGCCGCCGCTACCGTCAGCGCCATGTGCCCGGTACCAGCACCGCAACCAGCCCTGATCGAGAAACGCGTTCTGGATCGGGTGGCCGGCGGCGGCGAGCCGCGAGATGGAACCCGCATTGTCGATGTGGTCGAGATATTCGTTGGCGAACTGATCGGCCGCGATGTCGACCTTCCAGCACGGCCAAGTGCTTTCGAAGATCCGCTTGCCCGCGGTATTGCCCCAGAACCGCGTGTTGAACATCCCGCGGCCCTGGATAATCGAATGCCACAGCGGGACGAGCCCCTGCAGTTCTTCGTCGTGGGCCTCGTCGGCAAGCAAGAAGCGAAGCCGGTGTGCGAAGTGCGCGATCTCGGAATTCGGGAAAATCTTGAATTTGTCGGCTTCGACAGCATCGTTGAAGAGGTTATTATAGAATGGCGCCTGCGCTGCGGTGAGCGACGGCGCTTCTCCTCCAACTGCCTTGACCACGACTTCTTCGTGGGCCGCAGGTGGCTCGAGCAGGAAGCTTTCAACCTCGCTTGTGGGATGGAGCAAAGAACTGTGGAAGCCAGCCTCGGCGAAGAGGGTGTAGGTCCGCACAGTATTGTTCCAGGCGGCGGTGGGCGCGATTTCAATCGCGAAGATCTTGCCGGTGTAGGCCGGCAAAGTGCCTTGGGTCAGGACGAGCGGGATCGCCTTACCGGTAGGATCTTCGTAGAAAAACTGACTGCGCTGAGCGACGTCCACCCCGCTCTCGAAATCGCGGACAGTGATTTGCGCTCGCCAATATCCCAGCGACTGACTGAAATCGTTGAGCTCGAGTTTGCTGAGCCCATAACGATGGCCTGCCTCTGTGAAGATGCCCGCGGCGCCGCTGACAGTGTCGCGCAGTTTCTCATCGCGGACGCTCGCGACGAAGGGGCCTTCGTCGCGGCGATCCTCTCCGATCAGGTAAGAGGATATTCGGCGATCGACAGCTTCGCCCCAGGAGACGGTGTCGACGATCGTCTTCGGCGAGAACCCGGCATTGGCGAAGGTACCGGTGCCGGGATACATCTGGTTCGGCCAAGGCGAACCGTCTCCGAAATCGAGCGGCAACTCGAGCACGACACCCGAGCCGTTCGCTTCGGGCACCATCAGTGTCTGCTTTCCTGACTTTTCTTCGGTCCCGCTGACGAAATATTCGCTCGCGGTGAAGCCATTCGTCCCGGCCGCGTCATCCGCCTGGATCAGGATCGCGCGCAACCGATCGGCGTCGCCATCGGCGTCGCCGTCGAAGTCGAAATAGAGCGCGTCGAGCCAGTAGAACTTGTCGGGATCGGCCCCGTAAAGACGCGGCGTGCCCGCCAGTTGCCCGAAGACGGCATGCGCTGCGGCGGGATCGGCCAGCCCGCTCGCCTGCGAAATGAGGTTCGCGGCGGTCGCCGCGCTCTGCTCGGCATCGTCACGCACCGCCTTCGCGAGCTGCTCGAACAGGTCCCAGCCACCGGCGCCGCTCGCGCCGGTCTTGCGCGACCAGCCGTTCTTGAGCGGGTCAGGATCGTTGATGGTCAGCGCGACGGTGTCTTCCGGATGCGCCAGGTCGGCCTGAAGATCGGCGTCGTTCTGGAACACAAGATCGGTCTTGATCAGCTTGGCGAGCAGCAGGCCGAACGGCACGCGCTGCAGCGGCCCGCCCGGCGAATGCACGATGCAATGCAGATCGGCCGGGATCTCGCTGATGATCGCCAGCTGGTCGGGGTTGGAACTCTGGCTCACGGGCATTCCTTCGCGGCATCGGCTAGGCGGTCGAGCAGGAACCGCGCGAAGCTCGCCAGCGCGGCGACGTAATCAAGGCCCGCCCGATTGCCTTCGACCACCGCAGAGACATCCGGTTCGGGCATGGCCGGAGGTTCGGCCGCGATCTCGGCCGGGCACACCATGATCGTTTCACGCCGGATCTCGACCACCGGGTCAGGGGCGCTTGCGGGTTCAGCTTCCCGCGAGGCGGCGCAGGCAGTCAGCATCACAACGGATGCGGCCGCCATTGCCGCGCGGCGCAGTGTCAAGGACTGCATCGGCGGTCTCCTTTCTTTTCGTGCTTCGCGTTGCACGCGCTTCGGCACGTGAAACCGCTTCTCCCAGCGCGACGCGCGCAGTCCCGGCCTCCTTGAGCGCGCGATCGCGTTCGGCAGCGAGTGTATCGTTCGTGGCGATCAGGCGCTTCGTCCCGGCCAGACAAAAGCCCTGCGCCGCCGCGCGGGTCTCGGGGCGAAGCTGCGGGAGAAGCGCTGCATCGCACGCCTGGGCATGGCGCTCCCCCTGGAGCTTGACGCGAACCCACGGCAAACAGTGCTCGAGCGGATCTCCGTTCTCCGCCGCCGCATTGCAGGCAAGCGCG